TCATCTGCAACTGTTTCAATTTCTGAAACTGCTTCTGCTAAATCATTAGCTACTGCAATTACTTTTGTAATATCTGTAGCAACAGTATTTACTGAACCAATGTTGGTAGCTACAGTATTGATATTTGTAGCGTTAGATACTGCTGAGTTAATATTAGATATGTTAGAATTTACTGAAGTAATATTTGACATATTACTATTAACAGTATTTAAAGCTGTTTTATCTGCTGCTGATAGCCAAGTATTTTCTAAATAATGTTTTGTAGCTGCATCTTGATCTGATGTTGGGTTAGCAACATTTATAATTCTTTTATTTAAAGCATCAAATTGAAAGTTAGTTGTACTTTGACCCATTTTAGAACTAATAGTATCAATACCTTCTTGAGCCATAAAGAAAGCTTGCTTACTATCTGTATCTAAATCACTTTCTTTTAAAACTGAACCTGCTACATAATCTGTTAATCTTGTTGCTTGTGATGTAGTTCTTGAAAACTTAATTGCCGCTCCACTTGCAGGTGCTGATCCAAGAGTAGCCGTTGCTCCACCATTACTTAACGTAAATGATGTAGATACACCATTAACTGTACACGCTAAGTGTGTAGCGTCTAAGTAATCAAATGTGATCGAAAAGGCAGTTGTACTACCATTACCCGTATACTCTAAAAATGAATTAGCCATGAATTAATATAATAAAATTTTCTCCAAATCTTGCTTGTTTTTATCTAAACGTGACCCTGATGTGACGTTCTTTTTAATATTACCTTTTGTTTTTCGAGCTTCTTTAATTGCTTGTTTTACTTCAGGATATTCTTTAAGCATTTTTGCATAAGCTTTCTTAACAAATGCTGCATGCCATTTTTTAATTAGCATCTCCTTACCACCATCAAAGTTTAAATCACCTTGGCTTCTCTTTTCCCAAGATCTACCCTGCATCTTTTTTTCTAGGTAAGGTTTAATTGTTTTGCCATCTAGTGTTACTTTTCCTATTTGTTCTTGCCAAAAATCATAAGCTGATTGTTTACCATTAGTTTCACGTTTTTTATTTTTAAAATCTCTTAAATCTATAATTTTAAATTTAACTGGATTTGGTGTTGATAATGGAACTTTTAAAGATGCTATTTCCATTATAAATTTTTTGTCTGTATCAAGTTCTGATTTTAAACCAATACCCATTGGTCCCATAAATACAGAACCCCAACCATCTAAGTTGTTATAAAATCCAGTAGTTTTCTTTTCTATAATTTCTCCAAAGGCATCTCTTTTTAATTCTAAATCATTACCCATAAATGGTGTTTTAGAAACAACTGTATCTACCCAATCTCTTGTTTCATAAACGTTTTTATCTTTAGGTGCTATGTATGGAATACCTTGACTTCTTAACGAAGCATAAGGAATAAAATTACTTGCTGTGTTACCAACAAATCTTTCAAGTCCTGCTGGTGTTAAGTCTCCCATTAATTCTGCAACTTCAGCAATACCTCTTGTGTAAGATTTATCACCAATACCTCTCATTACAGAAAGAACAGCAGCAGCCCATAAAGGATATTTATCTTCTTCATTTATGTTTCTAATATTTTCTGACATATCAGCAACAATACCTTGAACATAAAATCTAGGATCTAATCTATTGTAAGCTTTATAAACGTACTTACCATTACCTTCATCAATTAAAATTGAGTAAGGTTGCCAACCAGTTTTTCTCCAAATATTTTGTGTTTCTCTATTTTTTGGACCACGACCAGTTATTTTAGGTAATTTACCTATAACTTTTCCATTATCGTCTTTTATTTCAACATAACTATTTGCCATATCTAAAGCATAAACAGTTGCCGCCATACCAATCATTTGACGACCAATAACTTCTGATCTAGCTCTTGGATCACCTGATTTCCATAAGTCTTGATTTTGTTTTGTAAAAAATCCTAAACCAGGAACACGGTTTCCATAGTGTCTCCATAAGTTTGTAGGTGTTCTAATAAATGGTGCCATAAATCTAAATTCAGGCATGCGGTTAAAAAAGTTTTCAATGTTTGATCCCCAATTTCTGTATGAGCCATCTTTAAGATTATTTGTAAATGTTGAAACTCTAGCTTCTTCAACTGCTTTTGCTACCATTGGAATTTCTGAATTGGCTTTACCATTTGGTAACAAACCACTTTCCATAATATTTTTTACATTTTGATTGTATTCTTTTGATCCATACTTAAGCCCTTTTTCAAGTGAATTATGTACAGCTTCACGATGTAAGTAACCATTAAAATTAATTTGTTTTAACATTTCGTCACCTGTTAAAAGTAATCTTGATGGCAGTTCTAAAAACCTACCTAACCAATCAACAATAGTTCCTGTCTTACCATCAAATCCTAAGTTATCACCTGATATTGGTTTTACTGCTTTACCACCTCTTATTTCTAAGTTGTCTTGTGTTCTCATTAGTGGATCTAAAACTGCATCACCTTGTCTAAAAGCTAATGCTGTCATACGTAAAGTTTGTTTAGCGTTCATTATATACCCACGAAACTGAGCAAAACCTAAAGCAACTGATCGTGCATCTCTATTAGCTACACCGCCACCAATCATTTCAAGTGGTCTATAAGCTATCTCATATAAACCAGAAGTCATGTTAACTGCATTAGTCCATATACCTGATAGTAAAGAATTTATATAAATGCTGTTTGTAACTTCAACAGCTTTTTGAAATTTTGTTTTACCAGCAGCATCTATAATATCATCTGCTGTTTTTAAATTTGCTACTTTGTTAGCAATAGTAACCGCATCACCTTTAAAATTTAAAATAGTATCTGATACTTTTTGAACATCTATAATTTGTCCAGTGCCACTTAAACCTTTTATATTACCAGCTTGTGTAGTTCTAGCAGCTCCTCTTATTTGTTTCTTTAAAGCTGTAGTTGTTTCTCTAATAATTTGTGTATATTTAGCTACTTCCTCTAAAGCTGTTGGTGTCCACTTACTTCTATCAGTACCAAATGCTTTAGCCCAAGTAGTTGAAACTTTTTGAAACTGTACAGCAATATCATTTAAAACTTGTTTTGTAGCTATCATACGAATAACAGCTTGATCTGCATCTGCTGTAGCTTTAGGTAAAGCTTTTAGTAAAGTTTCTGGATCTTCAGATAAAATTTTAGCTGCATCTTTAACTACTGCGTTAGTTAATTTGTCATCTCTTAAAAATGTTTTTAATGAGTCATCAAAAAGTTCTGCAAATTGGTCTATAGTTCTGGTAACATGAGCACCAGATTTAAAAGCTTTTACATTTAAAATACTACTAAAAAAACTTTCTGTATCTTTTTTAGCTGTTTTCTTTGCTACTTTAAGTGACTTATCAATTTTATTAACATTAATAGCTTTATTTGTTTTTGCATCTACTTTAGCAACTTTTTTACTTAATCTTACTATTTGTTTTTGCAATTTTTCTATCTTTGCATTGTCAACTTCGTTAGCAAGTTCTTTAGATTTTTCTATTAATTCGTTTCTTACTTTTGATACTCTAACTATTTCTTTTTTGTTTTTTATAGCTTCGCCAGCTTCTTTATAAATTTTTTCTTTTTCTGCTAAGTCTTTTGTTTTTCTAGCACTCTTAATTGCTTTAATTCCAATTAATATTTCTAAAGGACCACCAATTAATAAACCTTCTAATACATTTTTAAGAGCAGCTTCATTAGCTGTGTCGTCATCTTCTGATGCTAGATATTGTGTAACTTTGTTATTTAATAAAACTGATTCTGACTGAACTAATAAATCTGACAAACGACCTTCATTTGGATCCCAAACAGTTGCATCTGCAATAGCTCCAGAAGTCATACCCCTTAAACCATTTTTAACTAATGTTCCACCAAAACCAACACCTTTTAAAAAAGTTGAAGGACCAACCATACCTGTTAAAAATCTAGATACACCTTCAGTCATTTCACCAGCTAAAGTTTCTGGTTTATGAAAATGTGGTAATTGTCTATCTTCAGGTTTAAAATCTCCACCTTCACCACCTTTTAAATAAGATGGAATAAAATCGTTCATTTTAATTTCACCATCACCCCAACCAAATTGAAGTGCACCAATAGGCATATTTCTTTCTAAAAAATCTCCTGTAAATTCAACCATGTTAATAGCACCTTCTGGCACTGACATAGCCATATCTTTAGCAATATCCCAAGTGTTAAAATCATCAGGCTTTTTATTTTTAATTAAACCAACATCTTTAGGTTCAACGCCTGGATTATTTTTTCTCCACTCTTCCGCTTTTTTCTTTAAGTATTCTTCATTTGTCATTAATCGCCCTCAAACAATTTGTTTAAATCAACAAGCAAATCTCTAATATTATCTGAAGTAACATTACCTAGTTTATCAACATAACCATTTAATTTAGCTATAGTTCCATAATCTTCCATAAGACTTGGGTCTGTAGGGTCTTCAAAATATAATGCTGCTGCAACTTCAAGTTCTGCTTTTTCTCTTTTAATATTAAATTTGTTTGAACGAGCATTATACATACTGATATTTTCAATATCTTTATTTTCATACTTATTCATTAAATCTGTTTTTAATTCTGACAAAAATGCTTTTTGTAATTCTACTGGTTGGTCACCATTAGTACGCATCCAAGCTTTAACTCTTTTACTATATTCATCTTTAGCTAAGTTAGCTCTTTCTAAACCATCTTGTTCACCAAGACCTGTTACAAAATCAAAACCTGCTTTTTTTGCTAACACTCTTTCTTCTTGTTTATACCAGTCTTGAACAACTACAGTATCAGATACTTTTTTCATTAAACCTTGATGTTGTAATTCTTCTGACTCTAATGTTTGTTTTAAATTAGTTAATTCTTCAACCGATTTGCCATTTACAATTTTAGAACCATTAGCTCTTTTAAAACTAATTAGTTCATCAACCAATTCTAAAGCAGTATCGTAGTCTGCTGTTGGATCACCTTTAAGTGCTAGTCTTGCAATTTTATTTTTATAAGCTTGTATAACTGCACCATTAAATTCTTCTTTATCTAAAAATCTACTTAAGTTTGTTTTAACATCTAGCTCAGCTATTTTAGTTGTAACTTCATCAGTACCAACTACACTTTCTAAAGCTTCAATTAAATTATTTTTACCTTTAGTTTTTAATTTTAAAGCATTTGATGATGCATAATTACCAGCTAACTGTTGATTAGTAGCTCTAATATAACCATCAAGACCTTTTAAGAAAAATGAAGACTGTTCTTTGTTTGCATCAATATATTGTGAATCAAATTCTGATGACCAAGCTGAATATAAACTACCATCTAAATCGTCATTTTCTACATTTTCTGCCCACCACTCATTATAAGCTAAAGCTTTTTTAGTTTTAAATTCTGCTCCAGCATTTTGTCCTTTAACATTATCATATACTGAAATCCAAAATTCTGATTTAGTAGCATCTAATTTTCCACTATCAACACCATCTTGATAAGATTTTAAGTTATCTAATCTTGCAGCTTTTTCAGCTTCTTGTGTAGTTTTTTCTGTAATTTTTTTACCTTTGGCTTTTGCAAATGTATCAAAACCTCTAGCAAATGTATTTAAACCATCTACTAAAGCTGTTGCTTCACTTTCTCTTGATACAGTTTGAGAACCTATAAAACCTGATTGATACCTAATAGCCATTATGTTTGCCCGTAATAACCGCTGTCATATTTACCTTTAGAATCAACTCCAGCTCCAGCGATTTTAAGAGCCATTGCAGTTTTGCTTGGCATTACAGGTGCTTTAAGTGATGCATAAGATCTTTCCATAGCTCTGTAAGCATCTGTGTAACCAAATATTGTTTGTGTATTAATATCTTCTACTGCTGCTTTTTGATTTAAGAACTCTGGTTGATATTCGTAACCTATATCTCTTAATACAGCATTTATGTTTGCGTTACCTTTTTCAAGTCCTGCTAAATAGCCTTCACTTTGTTTCTTAATTAATTCTGTTTCTTTTGCTTCTTTAGCAATAGCAATTTCTTTTTGTTTTTGTTGCTGCTCTATATCTAGTTTACCTAAGTCTGATAAGTAAGCCATTTGAGATGACTTTCTAGCTTTCTCATTATTTTCTCTCTGTATACGAGCTCTATTTTTAGCATCATCGTATTCAGCTTTAGCTGATATAGTTTGAACTGCAAAATTTGTTACAGCCATTGCCATTGGATTACACATTAGTATTTTTTCTTTCTCTTGAGATTAATATAAAATTTTTATTTTTAGTTCCTACTTTAACTTTTTTAACTGGTTTAAAACCACATAGTTGTAACCATTTTAAAGATAGCCAATTTTTTTCATAAACATAATTATAAATTATTTCGTAGTCTTGTTGTAAAACATCTAGCCAATATTTACTTTCAATGTAAAAACGTCTTGGAAACTTTTTAAGTTCTTCTGAACACAACAACCAAATAACTCCATAACCTTTATTTTGTAAACAATCACTAACACCAAACATTGCATAAACATAACCATCGTCATCTACGATAGAATAATTTTTGCCATTGCGTGTTTGAAACGCTGACATAAGTGCTGCTACTGGTGTAACATTATGTGAGTATTTAATTTCTAATTTATCTAATTTTCTAATATTTTGTGCTAACACAAGTGCATCTTCTAATATAGCTTCACGAACAAATGGTACTGCGTTACGCACGTTGTGATCTTCTGTAATAAAATCCTTCCATTTCAGCTCCAACAATATTTGCTGGTAAATAAGAAGATGATTTTAATGTTACAGAGTGTTGTGTATTTTGTGCTTGTACAGGTATTCTAAATGTTCCTGTTGTAATAACTGGATTACCAATAATAGAAGTAGAGTTATCAATTATATATCCATTAAATGAATATGTTTTATCTGTTCTATTATCATGTGAAACTGTTGCTTGAAAGAAACCAGTATTAACATAATCAAAACTCATAGTTCTAACTTGTAATCTTCCACTTGTTAAAGCAGTTAAACCACCTTGTTTGCCTGGTTCTCTTAAATATTGTCTTGATAATGTATATAATGTTTGAAAGTTAAATCCTAAATAAGCTGACGCAACATTACCTTTTACTGTAACAGTTGTGCCAGATTGACTATTAATACTTATATCTGCTCCATTAGTAGCATTTATACACTGTAAACCTGCATTAACTGTATAAGGCATTGTAAACGTTGTAAGTCCAGTTCCAGCATCATAACTTCCACTTAGTTTAACTCTTTGATCTAAATAGATATTTATACCTAAAGTATCGTCTTCTAAATTTCTTAAATCAAGTTTATATAATTTACAATTTTGTCTTTCATTAGCTAATATATAAACATTAGATTCATAAGTTATTGCACTAATAATTTGTACTCCAGTAAAATCCCAATATGACCAAGCACTTTGTACTTTTTCATTTGCGTTCCAAAAATATTTATAAACATATAAACGGTTTGCATTTGTTGGTGCTACATTACTTGATGCAGTATAAGGTGCTAAATTACTATCAATACCATCATCAACTAAAGCTAATATAGTATCTTCAATAGTATTTGATATTAACTTATGACAGTTAGTTGGTATTAAAGTTGGTACGCCTACTGTTATATCTGCAGCATCATTATTTGATGTATCTGGTTCTACAAAGTATTCTTGTACTGCTGTACTTGCACCTTTTGCTTGTGTAAAATAAATATAATTACCTGCACCTACTGGTGTAACTTTTGGATCGTGTTGAAACCTAGTTGATAAAGTAATACCAGTTGAGCTAGGAGAATATCCTGCTTCTGTAGCTTCTACTTTAAATTGAGCTCGATCTGAAAAACAAAGTAATTCTTCATTATAAGGAATTACATGTTTTAAAATACTAACTTCATTTGAACTTGCAGCTAAATCAATTGGATCTGTATCTAATTGAGCTGCTACAGAAGTTGAAAAGAAATTGTAATAAGAGCCAGCTTCAGAAAATATAATATTTTCATCTGCTAATAAAATCATTCTGTTTTTATAAAAAGAAATATTATTAACTGTTTTACCTATAAAAGTTGGATCTGGATTAGTTTCAATATCTCCACTTTTTCTATCTGTCCAAGTTAACGGTGCATAAGTAAATGAACCATTTGTATTCCTAACTATTGCATGAGGCATTGTTGCTGCATCAATTGATGTTTTAGTTCCTGGTCCTATAGTTTCTGACCAAACACCATTACCTGTAAATGATACATAATATTCTGAATCTGTTTCACCTTGATCACCAGTAATTTTTATTATAGTTCCTACTGGTCCATAATAAGGTAGTTTAGTAAAATCATTTATTTCATCTCTGACTACATACATAGCTGTATTACCTGCACCATCTGATGAAGTTATTGTAAAGTTAGCATTATTATCTGTTGGTTTAATATGTAATACAGAATCATATTGTGTAACTGTAAAATGACTTGATATTGGTGATGCGTTTAATGCAGTTCCACCTGTAGTTCCTGGTGAGCCTCCACTATGAGTTCGTACTGCTGTTGCAATTTTAGCTGTGTCTCTAAGTCCACCTTGAGTTGCCACATTATCTCCTGGTGGCATTGTAAATGAACTAGTAATTGGACTACCACTATTCATACTTGGGTGAGTTAATGTAACACTATAAGTTCTTCCATAGTTTGCATTTTTAAAACAAACTAAAGCTTCATTAACTTTTGCAGCTGTAGTTGTACTAGTCATTGCAGGTTTAATAGATCTATTTAAAATAAATGTAAAATCACCAACACTAACAAATTTAAAATCTTCTTTGGGATTTGTGGACGCTAAATAGCTAGAGCCAGATGATATTGTAGAAGTCTGCTCAGTTCCACTAAGGTTAAATACTTTAATTCCACCATTAAAAACAGTAAGCATATACTGATTATTTCCATCTCTTATAAATGGGTGAACTGCTGTATTTGTTGAGTATGCTTGGTTTGAAGAAATATTAGCAATAAATTCTAATGGTGGTCTTTTAGTTAAACCTTTTACGATAGAACTTTGTGCATTTACTTGAGCTTCTGCTTGAGTAATATTCCTTTGTGTAGGATTTTGTTGCGATATTCCATTAACTAAATTTGGAATAGAAGTTGATACTACTGTCATTAATAAAACCTTCGATGATTATTTCTAAATACGATACGGTTTGCTACGTCTCCTTTTAGAATGTTTTGTTTTTCATTAGCTGCATCTAATTGTTCACAAGTAGTAAGTGCTGCTAATTCGTCTTGCTCACTAAAGCCAGCTAATTCTTTTGATCCTAAATATCTTGCTTGAAATCTACGACCAGCAACAGTTACAACATATCTTCTTGCAAATTCTGGTAACTCTGTAAAAGGTAATAATATAATCATATCAACTTTAACAGCTGCATCAAAAATATCTGTGTGCTTTTCTTTATTATATAAAAATCCGTTTCTTATTATTACTTTTAAAGTTGAATCTCCAGGTCTTGTAGTTAACCATACACAGTTTGATGGTACTGGAATTTTATTATTACTATCTATAGCTAAAGAAAAACTTTCTTCTGTATTAAAATTCCAACCTTTACTTTGTACAGTTACAGAACTTTCATCTAATATTTGTTTTGCAATAGAAACATCTGATCCAATATTAGTTGTAATAGAAGATACTGGTGCTTCACCAATAATACTTAATATAGTATTAATAGCTTGTAATTCACTTGTGTTTGTAATTTGTGTAGCCATATATTTATTTAAAATTTTGATTGTTTGGAAGGCGAGTTGTCTGTGTTAACCTCGCCTCCCAATAAAAGAACGTAATTAAAAATTACGCTTCTTTAATACCTATTGCTGCTTCTGGTCTTAGAACACCATGACCCATAGCGTACTTAGCAACCATTAACGTACCTTGTCTTCTGATGTCATATTCCATCTCAGTTGCAAGATTCATAAGTTGAACCGTACCTGCTGCTGATGGGTGTGACACTAAACAAACAAAGTTAGATAAGTTAACAGCTTGAGGGTTTGAACCACCCTGAGTTGCTGAACCTTGATCTACACCAGAGTTAACATTAGCTGAAACGAAATGTGCAGTTGGAATTAATTCAATTCCAGCTACTCTCATAACTTTACCTTCTGCTACTCCACCGTTAGCTCCACCACTAAAGTCAATATTAACTGCATTAGTTGCGTTTGCTAGTTTGTAGTATTCTTCAAGTCTTATAAACGCTTTTCTACCTTCTTTTGGAACGTAGTGAGAGTCTAAGTTTGAAGCTGCATCAAACAATGAATCGATCATTGCATTTGCTGCTGTAGCTGCTGTTGCTGACGCAATACCAGTATTAGTTAATACTGTTCCTGCATCTCCACCAGTGATATTAGCTGACGCTAGCGTTGCTTGACCAATAGTTTGTAAGACGTGTTTATCTTTTTGGAACGCGAGTGCTCTGCCGATTTCGGCGCTGTAATTTGAACGCACATCCCAATTATTTTTAGCTTCCTCGATATTTGAAAGAAACGCAGAACTTACTAAAAGATCGTTAATTGTAATAACTTTCTCATTGTGGTTCACGTCTGATCCAACTATCTCAGCGCCAGGTGTGTGGTATGCCGCAGCGATTCTGCCCATGACAGGAAAACTTGCTGACTTACCGTTAGAGATAGATCTAACCATCTCTGCTCCTTGCGTTACACTAGATCTTTCGAAAGCTGTTAAAACCTCTCCCGAAAACACCTTAAGAAATAACGCATCTTCTGATCCACTAGCATTTACTCGTCCAATACTAGCAGGTGTTGCATTTGCCATAATATACTCCTATTTGTTATTATGATTGTTATTAATTAAAGAGAAACATTTTCTGTTTTATTTTCAGGGTTGTCGTCCGCAGACGGCCAAGTTTTATTATCTTATTATGTTTACTCAGTTGCCACCTAATAAGGTTGCACAACTATACTTTTTTCTTTTTTGGAAAACCAGCTTTCATATTTTTGTATGACTTAGCTGATATTGTACTTTTTGACTTTGCACGAGAAGTACCGGCTCGTTTTCTTTTATTGATGTTTGCATAAAGTCCTTGTCTTGCCATAACGTTCCTATAAGTTACTGTTTTTTAATTTACTTTGTACTTCTGCTTGATAAGCAGGATCTTTAGTATATTTTGGATCAGCCATAGCTTCTGTAACTTGAGCCCAAGACTCATAACCATTAGAAGTTATTGATGCTTTACCTTGCACTAAATTTGGTTCTTTACCTGCGTCCATACGAGCTTTTAAACCAGATACAGCTAATTTAACTGATGCAACATCTCTACTATTAACTGTACTGTTGTATGCAGATACTTCTTCTGTACTTAAGTTTTCTTTAGCCCATACCATCATTTCTTTATATTGATCGTTACCACCAACAGCACTTTTAATATCTGTTTCAATATTTTGTGCTAAAGCAGTTTGACCATCAATATACGCATCTATAATATTTTTATCAATTCCAACTGATGTTAATTTATCAATACTATCTTTTGATAACTCACCATTAGTATCGTATTCACTTTGAAGAGCTGTCATATCTAAACCAGCCTGAGCTACAGCTTCTTCTGCTTTAGCTTCAATTTCTAAACCTTTATCTTCAGTTTTAGGCTGACTATTTTTCTTTTCTAACTCTTGATATGATTTAATTAAATCTTCTTGTGTATCAAATTTACCTAATATTTTTTCTTTAGGTTCTTCTTTTACTGTTTCAGTAGTTGTTTCAGCAGGTGCTTCAACTGTTGGTTCTACTGGTTCTGGTGTTTCCACCTGTACTTTTTCTACCATTAATTTCCTCCAGGTATTTGCTGTACAGCTTGTGCTATTTGTTCAGGACTTACGGAACCATCTCTAACTCCATCAACAGCACCTTGAATTGCAGGACCCATACCTTGATCAATGGCAGCTTGACCTGTTTGATCAGCTTGAGCTTGCTGTTGTTCTTGAGCGATTTGCTCTTCGTCCTTAATTAATCCCTCAGTATCGATACCGTGTGAAGTAGCAATTCTGTTTATTAAATCATTAATATTAATTAATTCAGCAGCTTGTGGATTAACACTTGCTAACGCAGTCATGTCTTGCACAAACTCTCTTAATTTTTGTAAGTCATTACCTCTACCTAAAGCTTCTACACCAGTTATAATTGTTGGTTGTATACTTCCTTTTGGTAATTTAGGAATCATCTGTTTTGCAGATAATCTTTTCATTAATAAATTAACTAAAGGTAATTGTAATTCTTGTGACAACAATGAATAGATACCACCTAAAGCTGACTCTAATTCATTTGCTAGTTTTCTAATTTCTTCAGCAGTTACTCGTTCAGCATCTCTTGTTACTGCACTTTGTAATAAGAAATCATAAGAAAGTCTTTCTGCTATTGTATTAATACTTCTTTCAACTATTTGTAAATCATATTGTTTCTCAGTTTGTAAAACTGAAACATCATCTTTAACACCAGTAATAATATCACCGTTGCTTGATTCAACTAAATCTCTTTTTTTAGTTAGTGCATTTGGTTTAACCATAAACACTACTTTTGAAGATGCAGCTGCTGATTCTAATAAAGCTTTAGATAAACCCTCAATCGACTTCAAGTCGCCAAGGAATTCCTCGCAGTAAGATCTTCCATAGTCCTCAGTGTCCACTCTAATCATACGAAGTGGTATGTACGGTAAATCATCTTCTTTATAAGTTCCGTAACTTCCAGGTATTTCTACTTTATTGCACTCTTGATAACCTGAGTATTTTCCATCTTCTTGTCTTTTAATACAAGTATATAAATCTATTTCTTCATCTGCATCTGTAACCTGACAAGCAGCTCTTACTTCAACTGATAAACTTAATGGTGATACACTTTCTTTAATAACTATTTCTAAAAGGCTGCCTTGACTATCTCTTTTAATACAGTACTGACTTAAAGGATAAATTTTCATTTGTCCTTCTTTTGGAAAATGTACTAAAACATTACCAGTAATAATTAAATGTTTTAATGCACTAAACACAGGTACACGTAAAGCACTCTGTTCAATAGCATTCATTACTTCTCTTTCAATTTTAGCTAAAGATTTTTCTACATTAGTTTTTAATTTTGGATCTTGTTCTAATTCTTCTCTAACTTTACCTGATAAACTTAATCTAAAAAATGGTGCGTTAGGTGGAAGTAATAATAGTAATAATTTTGATGCTAAGTTATTAACACCTCTAGAACCAACAGATTGATATGGTGTATATAAGTCATCACTACTACCAAATCCTTCGTATGGGAGTATAGCTGGTAACGTTAACTCAGCACACTCACGTCCTCTATCTAAAAACTCGTCTCTTTTGATAGATAACTTTTCGTATAATTTACTTAAATTGTTATCTTTTTGTAACATGTAATTTAATTAATTAAGATGGTATATTTAAACCAGAATCACCTGGCGCCATTACATCAGATCTTAAAGACTTCTTACCAAGTTTTTTAGCTTTCTTTTTCTTAGCATTTTCTTGGCCTTCTGACTCAATAGCTAGGTCCAATTCAGGTACATTTGTATCTGCTACTGGTGTAGGAACCGGAGCCGGAGCTGGTGGCGGTGGTGCTGGCATTTTTGGTCTTCTAGGTGCACACATAATTTATTTCCTTTTTAATATATTGTCTGTTTGTTTTGATTTTAAAAAATCTATAACCGATCGTTGACCACTTTTAAAAAATATCATTCGTTCACTTTCTTTTAGATCTGCACATTGATCTGGAAATAATTTGTCTAATTCCTTAATCAAATCATCTGTTAGAAGTGGTAAAGTAAAGTCTTCGTTTTTAGCCATAAATTGTTTATTTTTATCTAAACATGCTACTATTTGCTGTTATTTTTATCTTTTTCATTTTGTATTAAATAATCTAAATAGTTTTTAGCTTTTAATAAATCCTCTAAACCGTTTTTTGAACGCCAACGAGAAACATATTTGACAACATTACCCTCATTATAATCAAGTTTGTTAGCTGTTATGTAATCTCTAGGTTGGATTTTAAGTTTATTATAGTGTTTTGGATCTGTTGGATCAGGCATTTGGTCTCCACATTTTTATTTTTTTAGATTTAAAATTGTAGTCACCATGCTGCAATATATAAGCTAATCTAGCTTGCAGTAGTGCATCTTCTTTAGATAACTTAGCTTTTATAAAAGATGCTTCTATTGCTGACCATAAATTTTTAGTATTAAGTATTTGAGCTGCTTTTACAGGTCCAACACCTGGCACTCCTGGAAAGTTATCAACACTATCACCACATAAAGTTTGAAGTGCATGATTGTATTTAGCTTTCTTTTTAGTTATTTTTTCTACTGTTTCTAAATCTATAGAGATATTTCCTGGTATAGTTTTTAAATCTTTATCTATAGATACAATAATTTTATTACCTTTAATACTTGGATCAGTAGCAAATATACCCATCAAATCATCAGCTTCTAATCTAGGCTCACTTATAGCTTCGTGTTCTTCAAACAAATATCTTTTTATTTGAGGTAAACAAGTTGGTTTTCTTTTATTAGTTCTGTTTAATTTATAAGCTGGATATATTTGTTTTCTAAAATTATTAGTATCAGATAAAAATATATAAAGTTTTTTAGCACTAAAGTTATTAGTTATATTTTTAAGATAATCTTCTACTTTAGTTTTGCACTCATTAAAATCTGTATGTAATGTCCAAAAGTCATTACCCCAGTTTATAGCTTTTTCACTATTACTAGCTATTGTATAAGCTAATATGTCACCGTCTATTAATAATACATTTTTCATATTTTTGTTTTGTTGATTGTTGATATATATTTTGCAAGTGTGTATAGTTCTTTCGCAGTTGCATCTCGTTTAAGAGTATTAGCTCGTGCTGAAATCCATTGAACGTTACCTTTAACGTAACCTTTTAAATTATTTATTCTGTCTAGTGATGGAGAAAATTTATTTAGACCACCACCAAATATTAAAGGTGTTTTAAAAACAGGGCATTTGTGATCTTTAGGATATAATTTAATTACTTGTAACAAAGTAATTGTATGTGTTAATTTTTTTCTTTTAGCTCTACGCTGCGATGCTTGCCAAGCTTGAGTAATACATATTGTTTTGTAGTAACTAGATCTAACCCAACGTTCACTAATTCTAGACCTACGAGTTCTTAAATCTAAATAAGTCCAACCATTTTCTGTATAACCACGGGTTAAAACTCTACCACTTAAATTTCTACTAATGTATTGCTTTCCAGGTGTGGCCAATGTTGCTATCTCCAGTAAGTGGAACTCTAAGTTTTGATTTAACTCCAGCTCTTTCGATAGCTTTTATTACTTCTTGTTTAACAAAATCTTCTTTACCTTTTTTAACTTCTAATATTAATTCATCATGGATCCATGCAACTAATTTACAGTCTTCATTTAAAAATGATTTACATTCTGCTATCCAATACTTACTAGCAATAGCAGCTCCACTTTGTAATAAACTATTTAATGCACTATGTTGTGACCTACAAAATACTCGTCTACCATCAAGTGCACCAATGTCACCGTTAGCTGAAACTTCTTGTACTTTAGTTACTAGCTTTTTAAGTGCAGGTATCTTTTTTAAAAACTTATCTTTTAATTTAAAACCTTCTTCAGTAGTTGTACCCATTACTTCACCTAGTTTCTTTCCACCCCCGCCATAGAGAAATGTGTACATAAATCTTTTTGCAAGCCATCTTTCTTCTTGTTTTAAACCTAATGCTTGTAGTGTTCTCGTATGTATGTCTCCATTAATAACATCATCAGCGTACTCACCACCATCATAAGCAGAAATATAATGACCTAATATTCGTAATTCTATTTGTGACATATCAGCTCCAACTAATACATGACCTTCACTTGCACAAAATAATGAACGACACTCAGGACCATATTCTAAAATTACTGCAGGAACTTGTGCTAAGTTAGGATTACTATGTGTAGCTCTTCCTGTAATAGCACCATTAATATTTATTGAACCATAAACTCTATTGTTTCTTTCTAATTTTAACCATGCATTATTACCTTCTGCTATTTGAGCTATACGTTTTTGTATCATAAAATATCTTGATAATACTTTAGCTTCTGGCCACTGTAATTCTTTTAAAATTTCATCATCAACTTTAGCTCTACCATCAGGTGTAAATTCTTTTGGTTTCCAATTACGATTTTCTTTTAATCTAAAAGCAATATGATCTCTTGAGTTTGGATTAAATTGTATTTCTTTCTTTTTAATAAAAGCTATACCTGCTTTGTAACCCATTTTTTTATTATCTCGTTTAGGAATAAATTGTGTTTCTTCAATCCAAGGTGGAAAGTATTTTTGTAACTGAAATCCTAGTTTTTCTCTTTCATCTGATAAACTTGAGTATAATTTTTTAGCAGCATTAGTATCAAAGCCAATACCGTTAGCCATCATTTGTGTACATAATAATTGTACTTCGTGTTCTAAGTTTAAAGCTTCATCTGAATATTCTTTACTTAATATTTTGTTATAAAGTTTATGTGTTACATGAACATCTTGCTCGCAATACATAAGCATTTCTGGAGTAAATGTGTCCCATGATTGAGGCTTTTCTCCTTTGTGCTCTTTAAGTCTATGTCCCCAAGCTTTTAATGATTGTGAACCTATTAAATTTTTAGGAAAACCATTGTGCATTAATTTAAAATCAATTTCTTTTATATGAGCAAATATTAAACGAGTTGCTACTAGTGTATCAAACAGCTCAGCTTTAGGTTTAAACTTTAATATTTTTTCTATAACAGGAATATCAAATGCTATGATGTTATGACCAATTAACATTTTTGCATCTTTAATTTTTTCAACACAAACATTTAAGTCTGTAAATACTTCATCAGTATTAATATCTTTTATTACTATACAATGTATTTTTGTAACTTTATCTAATAAGTTATCGCACTCTAAGTCTAAAATATAATTCATTAATTTAACCTTACATATCTAACTTCAATCATAAAAGCATATTGACTCATTGACGAAAGTATATTTAACATATCCATAATTATTTCTGCGTCCTCTTCTCTGTGTACATAAAGATACTGCATTTTGTTTTCTTTACGAGCTGCAGTAATTGACTCACCAATTTGTGACATAATATAATCACTCCATTTGGTACTATAGTAATCAAATCTCTTCATGCTCTTGCAAGCGTCCAGTTGTTGGATCAAAATTTATTCTGCCACATAAACCTGTTTCACCGGACCAACGGTTTTTTAAAACTCTTACTGATGTAAGGTTTTGCGTTTTTGCTGATTGCTGATTTCTTTCTAAGCCTATTACAATATCACTAAGTTGCGCTATTCCATGACTTCCTCTTAACTGTCCTAATGATGTTGATGCACCTTCTTCATGGCCTTTATCATTAAAAGTTCTTCTTAAATGACTTACTACTATTAAAGCTATTCCAGTTTCAGATACTAAAGATCTTAAACCAGTCATTATAGCATCTAAGTTTCTACGCTCATCGCCGCTTTCATTACCTGAAATTACAATACTTAAATGATCTAAAAATATGTATTCACATTTTAAAGCTTTAGCTAAGTATCTTATTTTAGATAATAAATGACCTTGTTCTAATGAACCAAAATGATTGTATAATAAAACATTACCATTATTAAATAATGATTTAAAAGCTTCTGATAATTTTTTCTTATCTTGTTTTTCTGTAGATAAATGTAACGGTGTATTTAATTCTAAGCTTAATAAACTTTCAGCTGATTTTTGTATACTTTCTTCTAACGCTATGTAGCCAATTTTTTTATTATTTTTTATAAGATTAAAAGCTAGCTCACGACAGAATTGACTTTTACCAATACCTGTACCTGCTGTAACTGTAACTAACTCACCTTTACGCATACCTTTAGTTTTAATATTCATAGATGGAAAAGGATAATTTATAGTTTCAACGACTTCTTTATTAACTACTTTGTCTAACAAATCAGCTGCATCAATTATACCATCAGGTCTAAATACTTTTGCGTCCCATAAACAATTTAAAAGTTCTTTAGTTTTATCTGCTACTAACATTTCGTTAGCATCTTTCATTGGTAGTCTTGCTATTTTAGCTTGACCAGGTTGAAATAACTCTGCAACTTGTTTAGCAGCTTTTAATCCTGGCTCATCTTGATCAAAACAAATTATAATTTCTTCAAAGCCTGACAAAAATTCGAGAGATTTAGTTACATCTTTTACTGCTGAGTGCGCTCCATTTTTTAATGAAACAACTGGCCATTGGTTACCATACACTTGACTAACACTTAAACAATCAAGCTCACCTTCAACTATAGTAATACGCTTGCCAGCATCTCTAAATAATTGTTCACCAAATAAACCTGTACTTCTTGCATCACCTAACCAAGAAAATCTTTTATCTTTAAATCTTAATTTGTAAGTGTTGTTTCCATAATCAGCTACATGTACTAATTCATCTTTGTATTTAGCAAATTTGTAATTGTACTTTTTGCAAGTATCAATTTTAATTTTTCTAGAAATTATTGGCTTATATTCTTGTTCTGCAAGTTCGTTCATATTTGAATTTTGTATTGTTGGAGTTTTGTTTTCTGAATGCTCATAGTAATTGCAGCCAAAACAATAGGCATGCATATCATCATATCGAGCTAGATTATCTTTTGAACCACATGATGGACAGGGTTCGTGTCTTAAAAATTTTGCGGAAGTTTCCATGTTACCTTTCTATAAATTGAAATACGCGCGAGGATATTTTTATTACTTCAGCATCTATGCGATACAGCAGTCAAGTTAACTGGATCGGCCGGCCAAAGTAACTACGCGTCCTCGCCGTAGATCACTCTTTCTCCAAAACAAACCGCTAGGTTTGTAAGGCGGTACTAAGTATTACCCTTTAAACGCACACTTTATTTGGTTTACAAATCATATCGAAAGGCAAAATGTTGTAGATCTTCATCTACTATGATCGCATACCATCTAAAACTAGTTGCTGTTGTGTTTCATCTTCATTTTGTAAAGCTTTTTGCCACAACAAATTAATTAATTGTTCACCATCTTTTAAATATGTAGGTGATTTTTCATCTTCAAAGTAATCAGCTTTTTCTAAACAAACTTGTGCTTGTTCAAACTGCTGCTTGTACAAATGCTGAGAGCCAACAGTTAAATACAGATGACCTAAATCATACTTAACATTATGTTGGCTCTTTAATTGTAACAACACATACAAGGAAATCATTGAAAAATTATAAACATCATAAACCCAACCAAGCCAAGCATCACTTGACCTCATTGTAGCCATACAATTTAATTGATTATCTCTAATTAAAAATTGTAAACTTAATGTACAAGGTACATCATTAGATTTTCTAGGATTTTCACGCCATATATTAATTACTGCTTGTCTTGATGACGGATCATCTTTTAATGTTTGTATTATGTATGGTAATTGATCTACTACTTTAACACCATAAGCTCCAAAAAATCTAACACCATCATCACTAAATTTTGTAATCATTTTAGAAAATGGTGCTATTGTTTTAACTCTATTATCACCACTTAATATCCAAGCTGCTTCTGCAAATCTAAATTTTTGACCTATTTTTCTAGATTTTATATTAACCATTGGTTCGTTCATATTAATTTTAGTTGATACACATAACTGCTCTTTTGTTTCAATACCTCTTGGTGATACTGTTGGGCATTGTTTAATCATATTTAATAACGACAACCACAATATACTTGTAGAATTTATTTTAGGTTTTTCTTCAGTTTTATTTTTGCTCATAGATTTCTTTTTTAATGAACTCATCAGTATTTTCCTCCGCATAATTAAAAATTGTAAAGTATGGAAACATGTTTTTTAATAAAACATACGCATCATAAACTTTTCCAACACTGTCAAAATCTTCATCACCCTCTTTTCTTCTTTCTTCAAATCTTGAAAGAACTTTTGCTTTAGGTGGTAAGCATAATATAAATTTATTATTTACATCTTTTCTAGCTAGCTGTTCCATTTGATTTATGTTGTAAGCTGGACCACCTCTAAATATAGTGCTGTAGATTAATTCACTTGGCCAATGCCTATCTATAATTACACTATCTAATTTTAAACTTTCTAAATGTGGTTTGTACGCGTGCTTGTATTGACCATGATGTATATAAAGATAATCAGTTAATTTACCTTTTAATGCTGTTGCTAGTGTTGTTTTACCTGCACAGTCAGGTCCTTCTAAAATAATTTTCATATTCCTAACTCTCTTATTGTTGATTTAATTTGTAGTTGTCCGTACTTAAGTATTAAGTCGTTAACTAATTTGTTTAATGCTTTGGTTTGCAGCTCATTAAATTTTTTATGGCCAACTAAAGCTATTCCTATTGTTTCGCCTTTATCATCATTAAGGTTAAAACCTATTTGATCTACGTGTCTTCCTTTTTTAACATCACCATCAATAGTAATAATGAAATGATAACCAATACCTAGTAATCCTTGTTTACGATGCTGCGCATCAATTTGTTCTTTAGTAATATCTAGGTTTATTGGAGTTTTTGTTGAATCTATAAAAATATATTTAGTCGACTGTCGGTTTTTTAATCCTGACGTCTGCTTCAGCAATCCACTCTTTGGGTATTGTTTCTTTTGCATACTTAAATCCGTTTGTTTGACACCACTTTGCGTAAGTAGTTTTTGATATTTTACTGATACGTTGATTAGGGTTTGAAAACACAAATCTAATATCAATGTGTGGGTATTGTTCTTTAACTTGAAGATGTTTTTGTCTGTCTTTAGTTAAAAATCTACCTTTCGCTTCGATGACAATTCCGTTTGGTAATACAAAGTCAGGTGTATACCTTGAATTTTTTGCAGGTCTTAAATATCTAATTGTAAAAGACTCATAACTTATAGGAACGCCTAGCTTTTTTAATTGCTGAGCTATGCGTTCCTCAAGTCCACTTCTAAATAAAGTCTTCTTTTGAAGTTTCATTTACAGGTGTTTTAACAGAGGCTTCTGTTTGTTCTTCAGCTACATGCACATAACCTTTTTCTTCTTTAAATCCTAAGTTAGCCATACTTGGCATAGGTTTTGTTTGTAGTTCTAATATTTGTACACCTACCAGTCTCAATGAGATACCAGCACCAGTAGTTGCTACGTAATATGGTATTAAGTCTGCAGATACTTTTACTTTACTGCCACCATAAACAATCATATCTGTCATGGGTTGACCTGAACTATCAATTACAACTGGTCTAATTTCAACATCGCCAATTTTACCTTTCATCTTTATTTTAAATAAAGTTTTACCGTTTTCTGAAACGTAAGGCTTTGGTCCTGGTTTAATTGTTTTACCGGCATTTAACTTTTTTTGTTCAGCTAAATTTTCCGTGTAAGCTTTGTCGATAACTGTAACAAAATCTTTTGCTTCATTGTCATCAACATAAATATTACAACTATAAATTCCATTTACTTTGTCGAATTTATAATCTGCGTCTTTTAACCAAGGGTAACTTGCGACACCGACTGGAGTTGTAATACGTTCGTATTTTCTTTTACTTGCCATTTTTTCTCA